TTGATAATAATGGCTCTCCCGATTGGGAATATATGGAGAACTATATGCGTAATATCGAAAGCGAACAAATATTATCGTATCTAAAAATGATACGGAATGACTTTTCTCAAATTTAGAGATTAGGATTCCGTATCAATGAGTTAAATGCTTTATAACCTCATACCCCGTTTGCATTTCTTCTTTCTGCGAAGTATCTCCGCCATTTCCTGATTGGCTTCCGCATCAGCGGCATTGTAAGATGAGCCACTGCCATTCAGCAGTCCCAATGAACCGTTGAACAACTCGCTTTGTGCCGTGCCGGATGGTGCACTTGGTATAACCGCTTCATGTGCTTTGGCAGTCATTCCCATACGTTCCTTGCATCTGTTGTGCTGCAAAGCATTGTCTATTTTGGAATAGCTGAAACGTCTGTCCACTTTGGAGCCGTTGAAGCGATAGCCGTTCTTGGTGAAGACAACGCCCTGTATCTCATTGGTCTGTCCTCTGTGGCTGAAATGCACTTCCACACCTTGCCGTTTCAGGTTGGCGACAAGCACGTTCCAGTTGCCGCACCTACCGACTTCGGCTTTGAGAATGTCGTAAAGCTCGTACTTCGTCTTGTCCGGCTCTTTCAGGCGGTTGCGCTTGACATTATCCTTGCCATTTGCCATGTGCAAGCCGTATTTCAAGGTCAGTTCCTTGCAGATACGGGTACTGCGCAGACGCTCGTGCCTGTCCGAAATGGTATTGCCGTTGTTGTCTATGCGGTTGAAGGCGATATGCACGTGCGGATGTTCCTTGTCAAAGTGCCGGGCGATAAAGAATTGCGTGTTCTTAATCTTCATCCGTTCCATGTATTCAAGTGCAATCCCTGCCATGACACGGTTCGTCAGTCGTGGCTCATCCTCTTTGGAAAAGCTCAAAGCGATATGCCCGACAGGTTTGGCTACCTTGCCGTTCATCTGCGACTGCGCATTGAAACTCATAGCGATGGTTTCCCTGTTTTCCATGAACAAATCCTTGTATGCGACAAATTGGGCATTTTTGCCTTTGTCAAGGATGTAGTCCACCACACCCTTGAAGTCGCTTCCCTTTACGATTTTCGCCATCATATCCCTATCTTGGTTATCAGTTCGTGAATCCTTGCCACCGCCACCTTGCAATCCCACTTTTCATCATGGAAACCTCCGGCATTTGCCTTGTGCGCAAGCTGGTTGAGATTGTTCGCCATGCCGCAGAGCTGGCGGATGAATCCGGCGTGTTCCTCCGACAGCCGTTCCTTCACATGACCGTTGCGGAAACATTCCCTCATGTACTCGCTCGGCGGTACGCCTGCCTCATACGCCCGTGTCAGCAGACGAAAGTAATCGGCAGCCGCCATCTTCACCGCGACACGGTATTTCAGTTTCTCGGTCGCTTCCTTCTTGGGGCGACCTCCCTTATTACGTTCCTTGTGTTCCTTATCTTGTTCCATATTTCATTTATTCCATTACGTTAGTGATTATACTGTATAGACCAACGGGATGCCACCTCCTTCAACATGGATGGTGGGTAGCAGGCGGTTTCGGTACACCCGAAACACAAACTTGCTACCTCCAAATCCTTAGGGAATGAGTTTTGAGCAACTCCCGTTTTTCCCATTCGGGAAGTCATAATCCAATCCCTTTCTTCTTGGGTCTTACGATAGTTCTTGGAGGTGGATTAACTGTTAAATTCCGACGGATTCCGCAGAGGTAATCGTTCAGGTCTTTGTGTCCGCTGTAGTTATCGGAGAAGTCGCGGATGCGTCCGCTGAACTCCCTTGCCAACTCCCAATACGCCTTTCTTCCTGCCCCGTCATTGTCGAGCAGGCAGTGGATGCGCCCGTACCCGTGCAGCGCATCTATGGCTTTTGGAACATTGGCAACCGAATTGAGGATGATGTAATCCTGACCGTCAAGGTTCGGCATGGTCGGGCAGTTCCTCATCCGCAACGTGAGGAAGGACAGGTAGTCCATCATGCCCTCGAACACGAGGCATTTCTCTCTCGGCTCTCCCTGCTGAAGGATATGGCTGATGTCTTTCGGAGCAATGCAGCCCTTGAAGAAACGGTTGCGCACTTCATATCCTCCCGCCACATTCGGGAAGCCGATGGCGAAATAGGGCTTGCCGTTATGGATGAAGTGCAGTTCCTTACATTCCGACCTCGCCAAATCGGTGTTTATGCCCCGTTCCTGCAAGTAATGGAGTAATGCAGGATGGGTAAGTTCTCCAATCTCCAACTGTTGGAAACTCGGTTCGGATGCTTGCTGGCGAAAAGAGAAAGATACGGGACGGATGTGTGGAGCCTGTTCCGCTATCTTATTGAGCAGATAAGGCACATAGTCGGAGGCATATAGTTCCCCTGCCAGCGCGATGATGTTGCCACCTCTGCCCAGCCCGTAATCGAACCACAGGTTACGGTTGGTGTTCACCTTGAACGAGGCTTCCGTTTCCTGACGGAACGGGGATTTGTACCAAAGGCAGTTGCCTTGTTGCTTTACGGGCGTGTAGCCCAGACTTTGCAGATAGTCTGCGATTCTGATTTGTGTTGCTTCTTGGATGTTCATGATATATTGTTTCTACGGATTTGATGATGACTGTAAAAACGTTGATTTGATGAATAATTGGTGTAATCTGTTTATATTCAATATTATGACCGCTCAACATCTTCTCAACAAATCACTCACAAATAGGGAATCCAACAAACGGTTGCCGTTCCTCCCTCAACATCATTTTTCGATTGTTGAGCATTTGTTGAGAGCGTATGTTGTTTGTTTTCAGCATGGTTATATACCTGTTCAACAATTCAACAAAAAGAGAAAGATATTATAGGGAATCAAGCTGCTCCCTTGTGACGGTATAGAAACGCCCGACCCTTTTGATAGGCTCATACCTGCACTCCCGATTGTAGTTGAACTGGTAGGTGGTATAGGTCAGCCCATTGGAGGCAGGAGTGAGTTTCCAACACTCCTGCAAGACTTTCCGTACCTGATGCTTCTCCACCTTTACCTGCGAGTGTACCAGCAAAAGAAGAATGTCGTTATAACAGAACGAGAAGGTGTCCGTGCCTACACTCTCCATGATATCAAGTATAAGCTCGTGCATATCTATCTCCAACCGGTTACGGTTGCTGCGGATAATCTTCCGCAAGGCTTCGGTATGCAGCAACGAGGGAGCAAACCACATACGGCTTTCTTTTTTCGTTGCCATCGTCCTGTGCTGCAAGTGATACAGGAAAGCCGGGATTTCCGTCTTCAGCTTTTGCAGGAAGTCGGTATCATCGGATTGCAGGCGGTCTATCTTGCGCACCCAATAGCGTGTTTCCCCCGCGTCTATGATTACGGGTAGATACTCGTTGTTGGAGCATAGCACGAACTTGGCGAAGAACGCTATCTCGTCACGGTCTTTGCCTTTGGCTTCAACCTTGTAGGAGAGTGTGGTGCTGAGGTTCTTCAACCTCTCGCTGTCCTCCCTGCGGTTGAGCAGCACCTCGTCCACCACGATGAGCAGCTTGCCAGCCCAATCGGAATTGAACTGGCTTCGGAAGTCCTCGTTGGTATTGAAGGTTACATTGTTCTGAAACACGGCTTTCAGGAAGTTCAGGAACGTGCTCTTGCCCGTGTTGCGTTCTTCCGATACCAATAGCAGGATAGGTAGTTTCTGAACGGGTTGCAGGTAAAGCAGTTGCAGATAGTCCATTCCCAACTCGTACTGTTCCCCGAAGATGTGGCGTACCAATGATTGGATATGCGGGAAATCGCCCTCCTTTGGTACATGGCCTATCGGCTCGTAGAGGTTCAGGAACTTGTCCACCACGGGACGGTATTCCACATGGTCGGGAATGGTGCAGAAACCGTCATACTTCGGCACGGTGGCGAGATAGTCCTTGCCATAGTCCTGCCGAAGTGTCTCGTTGTTCCACACGATGCGCTTTTTCACATAGCCGCCGTTCAGACGGGGCTGGTTCACTAACTTGTAGAGGGTCGTACCCACCCGGATAAACTCCTCCTTCTCATTCTTTGTCTTTGCCATTTACATTTTGCTTAAACCGTTAATAATTAACCGTGTGCAAAGCTACGGCAAGTGACGCGAAAGCCTGATAAGCAAATCGCAGCAGAACGGCGCAAAATTTACACGGCAGGAAAAACTTGCTGTGAATTGCGCGGGAAACAAGAATGGAGCAAATAAAAACAAGCCCGAAAAAGCATCCATTATAGGTTTGCTCCTTCGGGCTTGTCGTGGTCATTCGTATTGTTGATAAAACAGTAATACGTTTGTTCAACTGACCACCAATACGTTTTATCAGCAATACGTTTTATCGGCAATGGCTTGATATATAAAGAATTGTCAGTTTCACTGCACATGATTAGCCCTCATGCCTGATAATTAAATACTTTCGCACCGTTACTGCCCAGCGAAAAGAAGATACTTGTTTTCTCTTTTCGCAAGTACAGCCTTTTAAGTAAGGCATTACGCACCTGCTCCGCTCCGAAACTGTCAATACGGAAAGCAAGCGCGACTATCATCGGGAAACTGAATACATCAGCATTATAGCCGTTCTCCAGCCGGACATATTTCTGCACCTCATACTCTTTTAATGCTCCACTTTTATATATGGCTCTGATGGCAGAACGGAGTGTCGGGGCGATTATCCCGAACAACTCCACCAATTCCGGTTCGCTCATCCAAATGCTGGCGACATTCTCCGGCATGGCGATATTGCCGGATTTGCCTATTGTTATGATATTTCTTTTCATGTCTGCGCTTTCAAGTTTATACAAGTTTCATTCTGTCACTGATTTTACTTTCCAGCATGGAAAAATCCTTGTCCAACTTCTCCGTGGTTATCTTGGCGTAATGTTGCGTGGTGGTAATTTTTGTATGCCCCAATACTTTACTTACGCTTTCTATCGGCATACCGTTTGAGATAGCCATCACCGCATACGAGTGGCGGCTCATGTGAAACGTCAGATTCTTGTTTATTCCACACTCTGCAGCAATCTGTTTCAGCAGGACATTCGTCCAACCATTTCTGTAAACATTGAACAAACGGTTTCCTCTGCGAAACGGTTCGTAACGGTCAATGATTTTACAGGCACTTTCCATCAACTTCACACGGAACGGGATATTCGTCTTTTGCCGTACCGATGAAATCCACAAACTACCGTTTATAGTGACAAGGTTATCTGTGGTAAGATTCTTGATGTCAATGAACGATATACCCGTCAGGCATCCAAAAACAAACAGGTCTCGAACCACCGTCATTGCCGGGTCATCAAAACGATGCGCCATGAGTGTCCGCACTTCTTCCTCCGTGAGAAACTCCCGTTCCTTCGTGCCACCGCTGACATAGCAGTTTGCAAAAGGGTCTCTCGGTATCAGTCCGTTTTTGTGTGCATGAGTCACAATAGACCTCAACGGGGTACAATACAATCTGATTGTGGACTGCTGCACACCTACCTCATTGCGAAGGTAGATGCAGAACTGGTCGAGAAAGTCCCCTGTAAGCTCGTTCATGCCGATGTCGTTCCGCTTATAATAATACTTGATGAAATTTGCCACATGGGTACGGGAAATGGAGTGCTTGTATAAGGTCTCTTTTGTTCTGTCCTTGCCTACACGTTTGGCAAAGTCCGCATTATGCTTATCGAAAGCACGTAGCAATGTTTCATATTCCGTGCCGATACCCTGATAGGCATTACGTACCATTTCTGCTGTCACGTATGCCTCGCGGTCGGAAATTCGTTGGTAATGTTTGATAATTTGTGCCCTGATGTTGTCAAGCGCAAAATTGATGTCCCGCGCCTCTTTGCTCTTACCTTTTACTTTGTTGGCTTTAGTGTCCCATTGTTCCACAGCAATGGAATACTTACAACTGAACTGTGCCTGCGTTCCGTTGATTGTCACTCGTCCCATGATTGGGACAAT